CGATAGCACCATAAGCAGAGTTAAGTTGAATCTTGCGAGCCATCTGGATATTGTTGCACCTTGCAATTTCTTTTTCAAGAGTTTTTGTAGGCGTCTTTTCATATTCCTGTTTAGCAGCAAGCATCTTCTTTTTGTAGATGGTTCGATCTTTATAGATCTTTTCCATCAATTCTGGAAGGAAACCACGGACATCTTTGCGGTACATGGCACCGTTTGCACAAACAGCATAATCCTTATACAGTTCAAAATTTATTTCCTCACCAAGGATTCTATCAACCGTAGCTGATGGGTGCCGATCCTCAACGAGTGTCTCTGGTGAGATATTGTACTGCATAATAAGGTGAGGATACAGACTGTTAAGGTCAAAAGATACAACCCAATCATACTTTCCAGGAATCGGTTCCTTGACATATGCCCCCGCATATTTGGAGTCTTTATCTGATCTCACAATAGGAGGAATAACTACATTCCTCTTTTTAAGGTAGTTGTAGATAATCGTGTCCCACATTCTAACCTGCGAAAACACATCTGCATAGTTCGCCTTAGCGTCATATGCCATAACGATTGCAAGTTCAATGAGTTTCATCTTGTCTTCCATACGGTCAACAAGTTCCACGTCCTTGATGTTATATTCTACAAACTTCTGCCAACCATTTGTGTAGAAATCTTTAAAGGTATCAAACTCACTGTGGTCCAACTTTTGCTGCCCAAGTTCTACACTTGCAATGTAGTCAAGACGATACGATTCTTGTGCTTTATAAGTGAACTTCTTATAAAGATTTAGGTAATCAAGTTGCGTGACACCCCCAACATCATAAGAAATGTGTTTACGTCCTGCAATATATGTTTCTTTTTCAGTCACAAGACCCCATGGTGAGAGACGTTTCATCAACTTCTCACCAAGAATACGATCAATGCGACGAACAAGATATGGAATATCGTACAGTTCACTGTTCCAACCAGTAATGACCTCAGGAGTATTCTCCTCAATCATCCACCAGTTAATGAAGTCATTCAGCAACTCATACTCAGTTCTAAATGATTTGTAGATTACATTGTCCTGCTTATTTTGAAATGAACCAAGACCCCATGTACGAATCTGTTTCGTAGCATAGTTTTGAAGTGTGATTAGAAGAACTTCTTCTGCCGCCGATTCAACATCAGGGAATCCGTTTTCAGATTTGACCTCAATGTCAATCGTGGTGATCTTAATTTCATTGGTATCAAACTTGATCTCATCCTCAGGATACTTCTCAGAAATATACTGATAGATATACCTATCATTTCCGTAGATTTTAAAATTCTCTACGCCATCATACTTTTTGATAAAGTCACGACATTCACGAACGGTTCCAGGTTCAACAGACTCAACATACTCCCCTTCAAGAGTTTTGTACTTTGTTTTATTGTTTGAAGGGACAAAAAGAGTCGGGTAAAACTTCTCACGGGTTGCGAAATGGCGACCATTTTCGTAACCACGGACCAAGAAGTGATCCCCGACCATCTGGACGTTTGTGTAAAATCTCATTCTGTAAGTTTCAGATACTTTTCAATGATTTCTGGTGTTGGATCTGCGATAGTCAGAATATCACTAGATCGTATCATATATTCTGTTTGATTGGAAGCCTTGACCCAGGGTTCCATCTTATCTTCCGAAAAGAAACGATAAGGTTTGATGAGTTTACAATCTGGATCTCCAATTTCAGATCCTACTTCCTCAACTTCACTGATTAAAATATTATCAATGTCAACCAGTAGACATTTTACCACTTTATCACTCATTGATGACCTCTACCTCAGAAACTTCTATTTTATCTTCAACCTTATTTAAGTACATTTCCCGAACACTGGGAATGGGTTCACAAATAGTTGCAACATAATCAAATGCCACAACATAGTCCTTATCGCTAGAAAGAATCATCCAGGGACTCAGAACTACATCCAACTCGTAGTTAGATTTACCAGTCTCACTTTCGGTAAGAACAGTCTTTTCTTGTGTCTTTACATAGTGAGGTTTGTTTAGCAGATATCCCCTAACATCCTCACCAGAAACAACTTCCTTTGCATCACTAATCAAAGTTTCTCCCGTTTTTAGGAGCATCAACTTAACAGTCATTTTTTCTAGAATTTCCTTCAACCATTATAGCAATAAAAAAGAGGGGCGTCAACTGGATTTTGCCAGTTACCCCTCGTGGCGTAGCGACGACGATATTCAGTTTTATTTATTTAATTTTCAGGATGTATTATGGTAGAAGGGGCGATAGGATCGCCAAACTAAAAAGAGAAGATACTGTTCCTAACAGAAGAGTGGCGGTGGTAAAGTTCATAGTCCGTCCTCCAAGTTACATAATTATATAGCAATTATGTATCATATTGATACAAAAGTCTGTCACAACCACTACTAAACATAAAACAAATGTTAAGGATTACAGATAATCCTTACGCTTATGATGGTCTGGAACGACTCTTGCGAGTGTGATGCTTAGTAACCCATCCTCAAAAGTAACTGATCCAACTTCCGTTTCGTCTGAGAGGGTCCAAGCTCTGGTGAAAGATCTCTGAGCCATTCCTCTATGGAGGTAAGTTGTTTCAGACTCTCTATCTTCTCTTTGTCCTTCGACAAAGAGTTTTCCGTCTTGTGTATAGACATTGATTTCTGCCTTCTTAAATCCTGCGAGTGCTAATTCAAGTTTAGATTCTACGTTGCTAACTTGGATTAGATTGTATGGCGGATAATTAGATGTCGTTTCGTGGAGTGATGATAGACGATCAAAGTAATCATCCATACCAATACTATACTTATTTATTTTATCAATAAGCGTAGACAGGTCGGCTGCACGATATTTCGTAATATTTACCATTATGGTAGCTCCTTTAAAAGCGAGTTTGTGTTGTGTGGACCCTTACGGCGTCCACACATATTTATAGCACGCTTTTAAAAATCAGGAGTTCGGATTACTCTACTTCTTACGTATTTTATTTAATCTCTTCAATATAGGAGTTTTTTGGGAGGCAACTTTTTCATCTGTTTCAGGATCTCCTGTTGCTGGCATCGCATCAGCACTCTTTGGATCTAACTTACCAAAGTAATCAGACCTCTTACCATATTCTGGATGCCAACCATTAATTTGCTCTGGTGTTGGTCCATCTGGATATCCCATTGGTGATGGTTTATCTGGATAATCAATCTGAGTGGCAAGTTTACTCCTAATACGATTGATTAGAGGGTCCTTTGGTGCGTTGAGAGTCTCCTGTTCATATATTCCGTGTTCTTCCATAATTTTTCTCTCACCAAGCAGAGCTTGGTGCATATTAAGTTTTTCTTGAATATCACGATCTCTCCAACCCTTTTTACCTTGGTTGTGTGCAACAATTTCATCCCAATAGATTTTTCCATGCCCAACATGATCATAAATGATATTCATTCTTTCTTGCGATTCATACCTTGACCAGTGCTTGTCCTTAGTTCTCCAAGTTTGACCGGCAGCATTCTTTGCTTTGACGATATTATCAGATTCTTTACATGCAGTGACATCAGGAGTGTTCTGTGCAGTAAATCTACCTTTAAAGTTTGGTTTATATTTTTTCAGTTTTTGTGGTTTTGATTCTACTATTTCAGAAATGGGTTGCTTAATTTCGCGAAGAACTTTTTTGCGAGACTCTGTGAGTACATATGTCTCATTGACCCCTACCTTACTATTGATAGCATTTCTTATGTTTGGTGGAATTTGACCGCCAGTGTATTTTGTCTGAGAATATACTTGCCCATATGCACCACCTATTTTTTCAATATCACTTTCAGGGACAATTCCTGTGTTGACCAATGCTTGTCTAAGATTAACAATATTAGATGCCACACCCTGAACACCAGAAGTTGTTAAATCATTGGCAAGTTGACCAACATTTTGTATAACCTGCTCTTTATACTTGGGGTCAGCTTGAATTTTCTTATATTCAGAAGAACCTAAGAAAGCAGCAGTATCAACTACACCAGGAACATTCAAAATTTTTCTAGTTAAGTCTTCAACTTTTCCTGGATCAGCTGGTGGAATATCACTGAATGATCTAATTCTACCATCAGCATCTGTCTTGACCGTCTGACCACCACTAGTTGTTCTTAGTGTCTTTTCACTAGTAATAGTGAGAGTATCTGTTTGGGGATCATAATGTGCCTCAGAACCACCCTGAGCACCCCATCCAGTAGTTCCACCGAAAAGATTAGTTTTCTTACCAGGTGTTATCGTAGTCTGAGCACTGGGTTTATGTGCTTGACCACCAACTGTAAGAATACTCTGCAGTGCCTGAGGATCAACACTATTAATCTGCTGTTGTGCCCCTCGATTCGATAACTTAATCTCTAATGGTTGACCCGAAATAATAGATACTGGTAACTTTGTTGCCAACTGCTTATTGTAATCAGAAGGAGTTGTTGCATTCACAACAAATCCAGGTACTTGTTCTATCCCACTGGAAATTGCTTTTGCAGTAAGATAAGTGCCTGCGGTATTTCTTAGAGCATTAAGACCTGCAAGTATACCACCAATACCAACTTTCATGGCACCAAAAACTAAACCAGCAGTTGCTGCCAACTGAACAAGATCTCCAACTGGTGATTGTGTTCTTCCACCAACTACAAAATCATCAAGTCCGGCATCCATGAGTGCGTTCTGCTCTTCAGGAGTGTGAGTTCCTGGTGCCTTATTCATCAGAGAACGAATATAATCACTTCTCCTTTTTCTTTGTTGTGGAGTGAGTTGAGAATCTGGGATACTTCCCCATGGGAATCCAGCATCTTCTGGTCCACCATGAACTGGATCTGCTTGTCTATCTCCGATTCTATCATTAGGTCCTCCACGTTTACCATCATCAGGAACAAATCCAGCAAAAAATACTGAATTATATACATTTCCATTAGAATCCGTAAATGTACGATAGGACTGACCAACACCACCAGCAGCATAGTAAGGGACATTCTCAGTGTACCTACCAGCAATCATCTGCTCCCTAAACCATTGAGCATGTTCTAATGTGAAATCATCGTTATATGATATAAACCCAGTAGATGTTCCATCCCAAACTGGAATATTTGGCCAAGGAGTTCCACTAGTATTTTTATTTGCGTTAGAAAACCACTGCCCAGGAATTCTACCCAGCAATACAAATGACTTGGTATCTTTTTGAATGTATCCAATGCGTGTATAAGCATCATGATAATGATTCGGAATGAACGAATCGATCAAAGGACCTAAAATAAAGTCTCTTGAATTTGGAGGTAATGCTGATAGAACATATCCATCACTAGCACGAATATATTGATCAGTATTAAGGTAGTTAGGATATCCACCACCAGGTAAAGTAGTAAAATCTACTGTCGTTACAGTATGAATTTCTGACTGACCTACATTATCCCAATATCCAGCAGGTCTTGTATATGAATACTCACCATCAACACCAGGAACACCATCTGGCCAATTACCATCAACATCTGGATAAAAAACTTTTGGAGGTTCTGGCTTACCATCCAAACGGAATCCTGATGGGTTCAATCCATAAACACCACCAATAGAGTTAGTAGGAGCTTCATTTAGACGTTGAATTTTCTCCTGTATCTCACAAGATTTAATATGATTAATTGCAGCTTTAAATTTATTTCTTGCCACTATAAAAACTACTATCAGTTAGTAAAAATATTTATGTATTCCGCACCAACTGGATTAAAATCGTCATGATATTCACCACCCAGAAAACCAAGATTTGTAACTCTTGCATGTTCTGCATGTTCTGATACTGTGGTGATGTCATGCAAAACAGTTGGTTGTATCCAAATAAATCTATTTGGTCTAGCGTAAATACCTTCCCTATATTCTTCTTCTACAGCATCAATTATCTGCAATCTACCACCCCAACTTTCATCCCAATGTGGGTGGATATAAAAAACATGTGATCCATCATCACTGTGAGGTTGATTCACATGTTGACCAGGAGAATCACCACCATATCCCGCTGGACGATATTGATGATGAGAAAAATTATAAATTTCAGCAGCTTTCTCAAAATGAGGTTTATATAAAGACAACTCTCTCAGTCTATCAAAGACCAAAAGAGTTACTTCATTCCATAAATTGTCCCTTTCATCGGACCAAACACCACTTGTATATTGTGGAGTGTTTGCTACTTTTGTAGAAATATCATCAAATACATCTTGCGGTAAAAAGTTATCAATTAAGATGGCAGATCTACAAGACATCTTTTTAC